TCCGATTCCGCAATAGAGATAATGCGGTAAAGGGCTGCGTTCAGTGAAGTCCACTCCAGTACCCACAGCGCACCAGCCTGGGTTGTGACAACGCCATCGCAGGTGACAACGGTGCGACCGTTGTCCTCTTCCACGACATAGCCGGTAATGATGTCGCCGCTTTGAGTGATAAGTGTGTCGTCGTTTTGAGCTATGAGGGTACGCAGGTCGGATGCACCAGCGAGCGTGGTGTAATCGACGATGTTGAGCACCTGCAACTTGGGTTGCGTTGTGGTGCTGCCGTCGGGGTTGGTTACTGTTTCGCCGTCTGGGATGACGAGTGACAGCGTGTAGGAGATTGCCGGGTTTAGGGCGAGTACGGCGTCGAGTACCAAGCGGTTGCCGTCTACTTCGACAAGGCGGCCGGCTAGGCGTTGGCCTTGGCGGAGTGGGTCAGCGATCTGGATTATTTCGCCTACGCTGCTGGCCAAACCTTCGGCAGCGATGCGGAAGCTGACGGTCTCAGTTTCGTAGCGGTTGCTAAATAGCGTGTGCTTGGCTGCTCGAAGGGCTTGGCCGCGTGACGTGACACCCAAGAGGCGCAGATCGACGGGGTTGTAGCCGAGGCGCTGGAGTAGCTCGTCATCTTGCAGGTATTCGACGACGCTGCTGTAGTTCTGCGCTGGGTCGTCCCAGTTGGCAATGCAGACTGTTTTGCGGGCGGTGCGGGCGCTGCTGCTGTAGTTGAAGCACGGTGCGGTGACTTGACCGTCTTCGCCTACTTCCTGAATTACGTTGGCTTCGCTGAATTGTTGTACTGGAGGTTGCGGGCGATCCTGCGTTAGGTAGAGCTTGTTGTCGGCGTAATAAATAAGGCCGCGAAAAACTGAGGCAAGAGAATTAAGGACTTCAAAAACCGCCCCAGCGTTTTGAAGGTAGACGTTGCAGGTGAAGCGGGGTTCGGTACCGCCTTGGCCGTCGTAGACCTGCTCGTCGCAATACTGCGAAATGGTGTAAAGGAACCAGGGGTCGATGGCGATTGACGAGACATACCGCCTTACACCGAAGCGGGGATTGAGAACAATGTCGCGGAAGATCCAGGCCGGGTTGTCGGTCCACGCAGTTTTGAACGTGCCGTCCCAGAGGCCGCTGTAAGTGCGGGTGGGCGGGTCGTAGTTTTGTGGTACTTGAACGCGTTTGCCGCGCAGGCGCAGACTTACATCGGGAATGGAGTTGAACTGGCGTGCGTCAACCTTGAGTCCCAGGTGAGCGGTGTTGGGGTAGGCAAACTTCTCGTCGACGATTTCGGTGTAGCTCTGCCAGACGATGCCGTTTTGTAGATAGGCACTGCCGCTATCGGCGGTTAGGCGTGTGACACGGATGGCCCACGGTGCAGTACCAGCAAGATCGAACTCGTATGCGCGTTGGAATTCACTGTTGCTTTTGCCGCTTACAGTCGGCTCTGTGACAGTTACGAAAGGGCCGCCGTTGGCGCTGACGGCGATGCGGTAGGCGACGCTAGTTCCAGTGATGTCGCCGTTGCTTTGATTGGTTGACTGGAGTGCGGTATGCGAAATTACGACGCGGCAGCGTTCCACGTCGGCATCGGTAATTGTGCGCGTAATCGGTCCGGTGGCGACAGTAACTGCGGTACTAACTCCGACCGCAGTTTCTACTGTCGAGAAACCGGTTAGGGGCGTCTGGGTTTCGTCTGTGCCAGCGCGGTAATCAAGTGTGTAGCCAGTAAAGTTTGCAGTTCCATCCGTGTTTTTAATCGGCGTGGAATCTAGGTAGGTATCTTTTTCGATGCCATTGGGGAAACCTTCGATCTCGCCTTCGGAGATGGCGTAGACGGTTTTGGCGAAGGCTGTCGAAAAGAGGTTGTTGCTTTCCTCCGTTGGGGTGCGCGTTGGGGCAATAATTGTCTGCTGGACTACGGTCTGCCCCCCACCGCCGCCAGCACCTTCAACGCGCAGGTCTTCCATCAGATGCTGTTCTGAATTTCGACGCCAAAGCTAAGCACGGCCAAGGAGCCGATCAGCCGCTCGCCGTACAGCACGGGTACAACATCACCTTGGGCGGTATTGGCGTTGGATTTGTCGAACAGCGCGCTTTTGAGTTGGTCGGAACGGTCGGCTTGCGTGGTGGAACCGAAATCCGCACCAGGCATTTTGGGCGTCGGCGTAAGTAGTTGCGCTACGCCGCCAAAAATCAAGCTAAGGCCGACGGCTCCAATACCGAGGGCGGTGCTGGAAAAGGCTGTGCCAAAGATGGTGGCGGCGACGCCACCGCCGATACCGGGTACCAAGATGGCGAAGGCGACAAGTGCCACTCCGGCGATGATGCGGCCTACGGCGCCGCGGCCTGTGGGTTGAGGGGCGAGTACCACGCGCTTGCTGCAGGGCCAGTCGAGTTCGTCTTCGGAGAGGCCCATCGGGTCTTCGGTGACGACGCGCCAGGCGATGCCGTTTTCGGCGCTGTTGATCAAGAACAGGCGCAGTTCGGGGAGTTGGACGCACAGAGCGCGGATGGCTTCAGCGGCGCTGCCAACAGCAAGGCGGAATACGCGACCAAAACGGCGGCCTGCTTCACCCAGCAAACGGATCGTGACCATCACGCAGACCTCCTCAGGACAGCATAGGTCTGCTCCCTGAAGTAGGGGCTGTAAGCGCTAAGACCGGATAGGCGACCAACCAAGTGCTGGTACAGCTGGTTGGCGGCCGGATCTTCCAGTACGGCGACGTGGTTGCAGCAAACATCGTTGCGGATACGCATCAGCAGGACGTCACCGCGTTGAAGCACTGCGGTAGGCGGCAGTTTGGTGAAACCCTCTGCGGCGAAGTTGTCCTCGAAGTGCGTGAAGCCCCGGTCGTTCCACTCGCCTTCGTATTGGCGGGGGTAGTCGTTCATGGCGTAGGCGTGCTGCTGCCAGTACCAGTCGCGGACGGCGCTGTAGCAGTCATGGACGCCGTAGGCCCAAGGTCGGCCGATTAGGCCGGCATCTTGCGACGGATCCAGCCAAAACATCAGCGCGCTGGAGCAATCCCAGACCGCGTAGGGCAGGTTGAGTGCTTTGGATGCGCGGATATCGGCCTCGGATAGGCGCGGAAACTGGATGTGGGAGTGCCAGCTGCACAGGGCGTCGTCAAGGTATTGCGCTGTCTCGGTGGCTGAGATGGTGAAGGTGTCCGGCAGGGTGGCGGTGTTGCTGCAGGTGACGACTTCGCCGGTAAGTAGGACAAAGCCGCACGCTTCGACCGGGAAGGCGGTTTCGGCAGCAGTGCGGATGGCGGCGATCTGCTGCTGCGTAAGCGGATTGCTGTAAGTGGAAAGCATCAGCCTGATTTATCAACGAGGCCGGGGAATCCACCGAACGGTAGGCGGCTACCTGCGCCAAAGCGCAGTTTGCAGCTCTCCAGTCGCTTGCCGCATACGTCGTTGCTAAGCGATGCGACGGGGTTGTCGTTGACGTCCCAGTAGTTGGAGCCGCTGTAGTGGCAGCCGATGTTGCTGCGGTAAGTCCACTGGCATTGCTCGCGGAGCATTCGGCGGGCCGGCAGGCTGCGGCCCTCTAGGTCAAAGGCAACGGCGAGCTGGAACGTGACCGCTAGTTTGTTTTCGCCGCTTTTTTGCTCGACGAGCCATTCGTCTGGGCCCCAGTAGGCATCAGGGTCTGCGCCGGGTTGGCCGTCAAGGTAGGTAGTGAGTGTGCGGATGCGGCTGACGGTTGCACCAACGAGGTCGTCGTAGGTGTTGGCGAGGCCGGTGATGGCGAGGCCGATGTTGGCAAAGGTGATGCTGGGACGTGCCAGCTGACCGCTGGTGTTGCGCTCGAAGCCCGACGCCTCAAGCGGTAGCGCGGTGTAGGTATCGCCTTGGTAGGCGATGTCCGAACCGTTGACTTGGCTCCAGTTGCAGAAGCGGTAAATGGCTTGGTCGGTGCTACCGGGTGGTAGCAATACCGTAATGTCTAGGGTGTAGAGGTCTACTACCGTTGCTAGACGGGATTTAATCGTTTCGGCATTAGGTGGCTGTTGCGTCATATGTAGATGCGCTCCAGTTCAAATGACAGTTGGTAAACATCGGGGGCTATGTAATTTAGTTGCCAGCCGTCGCGGAGAAGGTAGTTTTTTGGGTTTTCGGTAAGCGTGATTGTAAGGGGCACGCTATCGGCAATAGTTACGCTGGTCAGCACACCGCTGACTAGGTTTGCTGTGTAATTTGCAGGGCGTGTGTAACCGCGCAGAACCAGGGTCTGCAGGTTGGTGTAGCCGAGGGTGAGTGTGCCAGCTGCAAATTGGGTCTGGAAGGTTTTGGTGCTGTCGGGGGGTGACCAGGGGATGGCGGTGTCGGCGTAGCGTTTGAGGGTTGCTTCGATAGAGAAAGCTTCTTCGCCTGCCATGGCGGGCGTGGTGCAGCTCCAGGTTTCTTTTTCGGCGTTGAGGCCGTCGCTCAGGATTTGGCTATAGCCGTCGCCAAAGGCTGCACGCTGGAATCGTTTTGTGCGCTTGACGCTGCTGTCAAACGTGAGGCGGAGGTCGTTAAAGGTGAGAAAACTCATCGCAGGACGCCTCCACCACGGCGCTGGTCAACGAGGGTTGCCAACACAATACCGCGAACTTGGCCGGCGATCTGTTTTTGTGCTGCCGGGCTGAGTTGGTCGCCGGTGTTCTCCACGGTGATGTTGATGGAGTCAACGTTCACTTGGCTGCCGCCCATAGCGTTGTTCGGGATGATTGTTCCAGAGCGACCTGGGACAAACAACTCGGGGCCGCGTTCGCCAACGATGTAGGGCGAGCCACTGGTTACAGGGCCACCGGCAGCACGAAAATCTACCCCGCTAAATGCTACTGGGTTAAAAGATGGGCCTGCCCCACCAAAAGCTGCGCCAGAGTAATTAGGTGCTCCGCCTGCCCCGAATACGCTCACTCCGCTGGGAAATAGTTTAAGTACAGAGTTGAGTACTGTCATCTGGATCCATTTTTCAATAATTTTTCCTGCCATTTCTAAGAAATAATTGGACAAGTTTTGGAAAAAATTGGCCATTGCATCTTGTGCGCTGGTAGCGCCGCTTATTACGTCGGTAAATGCGGTCGAGAACGCGGATCCCAGTGCTTCCGCACCGCTAATTGCTTGGTTTGATCCGAGTACAATCGCGTCTAGTTCATCTTTAAGTTCCTGCATACGCGCACCAGCTGTTCCGCTTGTAAGCTCAGGCATCAAATTTAGATCTGTGCGGAACATGCTGGCAGAGATGCCGCCTCCAGATTCAGAGAAAGCAATTTCGCGCAAGCGACGTGTCTCGCGCACGAGTGCTTCTGTAATGCCGTAACCTTCACGCCACAACGCGTTGCGGTCTTTTGCGTATTGAATCTCATCTTGATTTTGATCCAGTTGGATCAGCCGAAGTCGTCGATCTAGTTCTGCTTGTTGAATTTTTCCTGCATTAAAATCTTTTTCTACTTTTGCTCTTTTTTGTTGTATGTCTAGCAGGCGCATATCAGATTTAATTGCCGCAGCCAATTCAAGGTTACCGTCGTTTAAAGCATCATCTAGTTGTTTGTTTAATTTTAGTCGGTCAGTTTCAAGGCGTATTTGTTCGTCAAGTTGTTTCAGGAGCGCGTCAAGTTCTCGCTTTTTACGCGCAGCTGCTTCTGCATCTTTGCGTGCTTTGTCTGAAGACTTGTCGGCTTTTCCCGGTAGTTGACTTGGTACAGTAATGTTTGAAATAGGTTTAGGTAGAGCTTGCTGCATAAAGCCAGGTGCATAGCGACCATAATCCGCAGCGGTGCCAGCTTTTTTGCCCCCGCCCGTTATGTTTTGCATACTTTGCAGTATAAACAATACGGAAGATAGACCGGGTATCATTAGAGACACTGCGTTAATAACAGTACTGACGTAACCGGGAATAGATAGTAAAGCTGATGCGGCGTATGTCCCAACATTGATAAAGGCTCCAGCAATGCTTGCTGCCGTTTCAATCAACGGAGTAAATTCCTTGATCAGTTGGCTAATTGCGTTACCGATGCGACTAACCGCGTTATCAAACGAGGTAGCCATGCCGTCTGTCTGCAGTTTGAAGGCCCCAGTTACTCTGTTGACTAGATCGTTTACAGCTTGTTGGATTTGCTTAAAGGCTTGGTCGTAGGCAGTAGGTAATTTTGCTGGAGCAGCAGCGGCTTCGTTGGCGAGTTGGATAAATGCGTCGGCAAGTTTTTGTACGCTTATGTCTCCGTCCTTTGCCATTGCCAGTAGTTCGCTACGGCTGACACCGTAGGCAGCAGCAAGTTTTTCTTGGATAGGAATACCTTGCTGAGTTAGCTGATTGAGGGTGGCTTGAGTTACTTTACCGCTAGACAATGCTGCGGCAAAAGCGTTCGTAATTTTGTCTATTTTGCCGCCGTATGTTTCAGTAAGTTGACTAGCCGCTTGAATTGCACTGGCTTGGTCTTCAACGGCTAAACCAACGCCTCGGATTGCTTGGACAGATGCTTCAAATTTGTCGAACTCGCGGCCGGCTTGTTTGAAGGATTGCTCCAGTACCTTTGTTTGCTCGGCGGAGAAGCCGATGTCTTGACCCAGTTGTTTGACTACGTTGCCTTTGGCGGCGATGTCGCCAAGGATGGTGCCGATGAGGCTGCCGGCAAAACTGCCGCCTGGTCCGAGCAGTCCGCCGGCCAGACCGCCGATGGCGCCACCAGCAGCTGCTCCACCACTTTGGCCGAACAGCAGCGGGAAAGCGCCACCGATTGCCGCACCGCTAACGGCGCCCCCAAGCCGGCTGGCGAGTCTGCCACCTCCTCCGCCAGCGGCGGCGCGTAAAGCTGCGGGCGATCCAGGCATGTTGACTGTGCCGCCGATAGGGGATGCGGGGCCTCTACCGGGACGCGTGGGTGCGGCCTGCGGGCCTTGGATACCAAAACCGGCATTTGCGGTGGCCTGAACACGGCGGCGATTAGCTACTTCTTGAGCGATTAAAAATTCTCTACGTGCTCGGGCTTTATTTTCTAGTTCGATCGCATTAACAAGTGCTTTTACCGCAAGAGTTTCCTGTTGTGTGCCAGCTGCAGCTCGGTTAAGTGCGCTGGTGGCTTTGTTTACAGCACGGCTATAGTTTTCCATGCTAGCTACATTAAAACCGCGTCCTTCAAGTAACTTTGCGTTTTTATTGACTACGTTAATAGAATTGTTTAACCTGTTTACACCTTTAATAAGGCCGTCAATTTGACGCCCGCCGCGCACAGCAATTTCAATGTCGGCGGTGTATTTGGCCACAACTCAGGTTTAGTGGTACTTCAGTTTACGCCGTAAAAAAGCCGCCGGGTTAGCGGCGGCGTTTGGCGTTGTCGATCTCCCTTTGTTGGTCCTCGTTGAGGATGCTGAAGTAGGCGCTCCAGCCGAGGAGTTCTTCGGCGGTCATGGTGTTGCGGACTTCGCTCAGACTCAGGCCCAGCTCTTTGGCCACGCCGAATTGGAGCATGAGCCAGTTGTCTTTGCGGAGGTCGGCACTTAGGGCTTTGGGTCGATGGGCTCGGCGTCGTCGGTCAGGATGGCCAGCATCAGGGTCTGGAGGTCTTTGTCCTTGACCTCGTTTTTCAGGACGTCGATTTCGCCGGCACTGAAAAGCCTGGCGCCAGATTCGTCGAGGGCTTTGGTGATGAGGAGCTGGAGGGCGAAGGCGTTGGCGTCGTCAGACTTGGCCTGCTTCTGAGCGCGTTCGCGCTCGGCCATCGTCAGCGGCGTCACCCACATCTCAAATTCGCTGCCATCGGAAAGTTCGATGGTCTTTTTGGTGGGCTCCAGGTTGGCGGCCTTTTTGAGGCGGTCAATGGCGCGGACTGGAACGGGCATAGAGGTTAGGTGTTCTCGGTCTAGTGTAGCGGACTAGAAATAAAAAACCCCGGCTGGGAGGCCGGGGTGCTGAATCTGACTGCGCCAGCAGATTATCAGGCGGTGGTCAGGAAGTCGAAGGTGGGGGTGGTGGCGGGGCGGAAGGCAATGTCGATGCTCTGAGCGTTGTCGGGATCCACCGAGAGGGAAGCGCTAGTGAGGATGGCCTCCAGCGTGATGGAGCGGCTCTTGGTTTCATCAACGGTGCCGCCGGTGATGATGCGGTTGGTGTACAGCTTGAAGGCTGCACCGCCCTGCTGGCGCTGGAGCACGTCTTCCACCATGCGGTTGGCCACGGCGAAGTCGTCGTCGGCCATGTACACGGTGCAAGTGCCGTTGCCGTCGCCAAAGCCGGAGATGTAGCTGCGGAAAGGGACGTACTGGCCGGGGGTTTGGCCGATGGTGGTGACGTCGATTTCAGCGCGGCTGATGTCGAAGTTCCAGCTGCGGACTTGGCCCACTACAGCGAAGTCGGCGTAGTAAGCCTCGAATTTGTTCGGGCTGACTGCCGTGCCTTGGGTGGTGATCGTAATGACCGAGCCGCCAAGGGTTGAGGAAACCGTCAGGGCACCGGTGGCGGCCGTGTAGCCGATCACGTAGTAGGTAGTGCCAGCCGTGATGCCGGAGGGAAGGGTGCCGGTAGCGGTGCCGCCGGCCTGGTTGACCACGCGGAATTTGACCGGATCGCCAACTTTGAAGTTGAAAAAGCTGCCGACGTTGAGGATTGCACCAGCGACGGTGACGTCAGAAGGACCGAAGGCAGCAGTGGTGCCGGCGGGTTTGTAGTAGAGGGCGCCGGACGTGCCGGACAGAACGGTGGTGGCCATAGGGGCGTACCAAAAAGGCAGGGTTCGGGGCGGGCACTGCCCGGCTTAATACAGGTTAGCGCTTGTGTGAAATCTGATCTACGTCAACACCGTAGCGACGTAGGAGGTTTCGATACGGCCCACAAAATGTGGGGAGTCTTCTGTACTGGAGAATGTTGGGCCGTCGATAGTACCGGTGCGAAAAAATACGCCGGTAGCAGGTTTGCCAGCGGCGTTCAATGTTTCGAGGACGTTTACGGCTGTGGTTACAAGAGTTTGGGTGCGGGCGGGGCCGCGGCCTTTTTCCGTGAAAATGCGGATAACAACGGCGCCGCGCGCGTTGTCCACGCTGGAGGTAAGCGTGGGATCGTTGGTAGCGCCGAAAGTAACATTGACGCGGACGTACTCGGTGGTGGAGTTAGCTGGGACGGCTGTGATGTTGTCGAAGTAGACCGGTACTGCGGGCACCAGTGATCCGAACGCGGAAAGCAGCGGATTCTCGACGGCGGCGCGAATGGCTTGGTAGTTCATAGGATTCCCCGTGTAGCTTGGTCAAAACTTACACGTACCGTGCGGTCAATAACCCCGCCGCGTACATATGTAGTGAACCAGTCGAGTGGTGCGGTAATTCTATTGGGGCCCTGTGTGCCCGTTAGATTGCCTCGAATGCCGCTTGTACGGACACCTCGTTCGGTTGGTTTCAAGGGGTTACTTCCTGGATTGATAAATACTCCGGGCTCTAAATCCATTGCTTGTAGTGCATACGGACCTTGGGGCCCGGTAGCAAAATTAGATATGGTGTACTTAATGACAGGTTTGAACAGTAGTTCGCGGCCGCTAAGTAGAGGAGCACCGATTGGTCGAGGCTGTCCGGGTGCTCCAGTGCCAGCTGTTACGCGGCTTTCGCTGGCAATTTGCCACGAATTTGCAAAACGTCCCGTCCATACTGGGCCCGCTTTTTGTAAGTCGACGACCACTTTTTCTGCGGCGGCCGCTGGTCCGCGACTAAATGCTGCGACAGCAAAACGGTCTATGTTTTGGGCGAGTCGCTGAAGCTCGTTGCGGGCCATTACTGGGGCCTCACGATGAGGGTGTGGTAGATGGGGTTGTCGCCGCGATAGCTGGTGATGGAGAGGATTTTGGCCTCGCGGGTTGCTCCAGCTTGGGGGTATTGGATGCGGTCGGCTTCGGTGGGATAGTAGGTGCCAAGTTCGGCGGCGCCAATGATGACGCGGAGGTCGGTGGTTTGGTAAAGACCTTCGGATTCGCGTGAGTTGAGGTTTGTGATGAGGCCGCGAACGGTGATAGATACGTCGGCACCGTTGACGGCGCCAGTCGTGGGGTTGTAGTCGCGGGGGGTTGAGGTTTTGATGAACGTCAGCGGTTGGCCCCAGTCCGCTAGGAGGGCGGTGGGTAGGGCGGCGAAGGTGTCGTCTACGAGGCTCATGTCAACCTCTGAATAGGCGGACGGCGTGGTTGCTGGCGCCGCCCATGCAGTAAGAGCCGAGGTAGGACTGGAGCCAAGGGTAGACGTCGAAGACGTTGTTGATGACGCCGGAGGTGGTGGAGCTGGACTTGTATTTGACCTGGAGGTCGCCTAGTTGCACTTCGTCGTAGATGCCGGTTGTGCCAGTGCTGCCGGTGATGGCGTTGGTGTCGTTGGCGAGGGCGCGGGCGAGTTCGTAGGTAGCAACCTTGACGCCTTCGGGGATCAAACTGCAGGCGAGGTCAACGCCGTCGATGGTGTAGTTGTCGCGGGGCCATTTCAGGGCTTGGGTGGTGGTGCAGCGGTCGCCGTAGAAGCTGAGGCCGTCGATCCAGCGGGTGGCGGAGATCAGGGCGCGGTTTTTGGCGTCGGTGGTTTTGCCTGTCCAGTCGCTGCTGTCGGGGACGGTCTCGAAGTAGGTGTCGGCAGCAGCCAGCGTCACGTAGCTGTTAGCCGAGGCTCCGCTAAGAGTGGCGTCAATGACTGCAGGCACTGTCAATAAAGTCTTTGTTTGAGTCTACTGCGCGTGGGGCGGGTGCTTGTTTTGGGCAGGATGCTGGCGTGGTAGACGGTGCCGCCCTCCAGTTCGATGTCGGCGGCGCGTTCTAGGTGTTGGCCGTAGGGGACATCCTCGTGCCAGTGGCGACTATCCTGTAACACGTAGAGACGTACCATGCTCATGCCCGCTCGCAAGTCAACTGAGGCCAGCGTAGAAGCCGAGGCCCAGAAAGAAAATTCTGCATTGCCTGGTAATGCAGTGAGGAAGTTGGAGGAGGTGGCGCTGGAGGTCCGGCGACTGCAGAGTGAGGAGGGGCTGGGTACGCAGGAGATTTCTACGCGGCTCCAGGTCAGCCTTGCTGTGGTTACGCAGTTGTTCCTGCAGTCGTACAAGATGACGATGAATACGCCGGAAGTGTTTGAGTTGCAGGAGAGGGTGCGAGTAAGCAGTTGAGTTAGATGTGCTTCCAAGTTTGACGCAACAGTATTTTGGATACTGTTGCAGCACTAATACCGTACTTAACCCCAAAACGTTCTAGATAACCTGGCTCGCGGTCTGTTTCAGCTCGCATAGCCAGGACTTTTTCTGTTGTCATCTTGGCAAGGTGTTTAAGATCTTCGCCGTATCGTGTGGGGGGTTTTGGACTCAAACCGGTGGCGTATGAGTGACGCATGTTTTCTGTTTGCGTTACATATTCCAGATTTTCCAAACGATTGTCCGTTTTGTCTCCGTTTTTGTGGTTGGTCACATATTTTTCAGGGCGTGGTCCTACCCACGCTTCTAGTACAAGTACGTGTACAAGTTTTGTGCGGAAACCTTTTGATGTTTTAAGGTGTACCTGTCTGTACCCCCGTGTGTGATTTGCTGGCTTCAGTGCGAAGGGCTCCAGTTTGTGGTGGCTGATAATTTCCCCATCCTTTGATGCGCTGTACCCGATTACAGAGGGGATAGGACGTAGTTCCATGAAAAAAGGGCCTCGGATGAGGCCCGTATCATACCGCATGTAATGCGGTTTATCAATACGCCGTTAGGTCGAAGGGTGTATTCACGAGCAGGCGGCAGATGGGCACCTGCTTGGCGGCGCTGTAGACGAGGCTCCAGCTGGCGGTGTCGGCCAGGTTGCCGGTGGTGGCAGCGTTGGTCGGGTTGTCGCCAGCGACGTTCCACTTGGTACCGGTGACGTGGTAGCCGTAGTGGTAATCCACGGCCAGTACATCCTGCATGGAGAGGATGTTGCGGTCGGCGGCCAGACGCAGATCCTGCTGGATGCCCTCGGACACGACGCCGGAGGCGAACAGGTAGACGGGGTACTTCACCGCGTGGGTGGAGGTGCCGCCGGTCAGGAAGGTCAGCTGGTCGTCGATCACCACGCGCAGGCCGGCGAAATAGGCGGACTCGGTTTGAGTCACGCCAACACCGCCGCCGCCCCAGACGATGGAGCCGCCGGTGGAGAGGGCCGAGGTGCTGAAGGTCAGCATCCCGACTTGCTGCAGGTAGTACGCCACGTTGGAGTGCATGGCGATGGAGTCGAGGTTGTCGCCTCGCTCACCCAGCTTGGCCTTGGCGGCCACCACGTTGGCCACGTTCAGGAAGTTGGCTTCCGTCATGGAGCCGGGGACGCCAGCAAACGTTTTGTTCGTCTGGTTGGCGCCCAGTACGCCGGCGCCGCTGATGCCGCCGAACAGACCCAGCAGTTGGGCTGCCAGGGTGGCGGTCTTCAGCTTGTTGATGGCGGCGGTCAGCTGGTTGCGGACGTGGGCCAAGGGGTCGGCGCCAGAGCCCAGCTTGCTGAGGTCGTCGGCGGCGTAGGCGAAGCCACGGTGCAGCAGAGTCATGATCTGCTCGTCGGCCGTCACGTTCTGGGGAACGAGGAAGCCGCTACCACCACCCCAGGTGTTGTTGCTGAGGATCTGGGTCTCAGTCGGGGCGATGGGGTCGAAGAAGGGGACACGCACGCGGGTGCCGCCGGCACGGGCGTCAAGGGCAGCGTTGCGCTGCACGATGCCGCTCTGGACCCACTTCGATTGCTCGA